AATTGTGTTAGAAAAATTTGCATCAAGACAAGCATATGCAAACATTAAAGGTCATTATATTCCGATATTAAATATGGGTATTACTGATGAGTCAGTTAATGATTTAGAAAAACGAAGATATTACGTTCAAAGTTATGACTTTACTATGTTAGGATTTTTAATTGATGAAGATGAATTTGAAGTTTCTCCGGCAATAACTCGTTTATTACAAGTTTATGAAGTTGATACGAATAAAAGTAGAAAACAATTCAAAGAAAATACAAATCCAAGTAGTACAGAATTAGAAGTGTTATTTATTGTTGGTAATAATACAATAACACAACTTTTTGAATATAACGTTAATTTAAACTTAGGTGACATCACTAATGTTTCAACATTTGAAGTGTATATCAATAACCAATATTATGGAAATGACGTTAGTGATATTCAAATTAATTACGGTGACGTATTAAGAATTGTTGTGACAAAAACGGATAATAATATTGATTCGATTATTAAATTTAATAACGAATTACTTTAATCTTCACCGTAAATATCCTTCTTATCTTTACATTTTTCAATAATTAATTTTTCTAAAAAACGGTATATTTTTATACCTCTTTTGTCACAATATTTTTTTAGAATATCGTGAACTTCTTCACTAATTTTCAAATTTTTGACTTTTTTATTATCTTCAGACATAGTATAAAAAAGGAAGAAAATATTCTACCTAAAATATAAATAGTTAGTATAAAGTAAAGTATTTTGGTTTTTTTCTGAATATTTATGAAATAAATAAATCTTTTAAGAAAAAAACAAAAAATAATGGCAACAAACAGTAAAGTATTCGTTTCGCCAGGTGTTTACACTTCTGAAGTAGATTTGAGTTTCGTAGCTCAAAGTGTAGGGGTAACTACATTGGGTATCGTAGGTGAGACGTTAAAAGGTCCAGCTTTCGAACCAATATTTATCCGTAACTTTGATGAATTCTCAACTTTCTTTGGAGGAACATCACCTGAGAAATTTGTAAACACCCAAATACCTAAGTATGAGGCAGCATATATCGCTAAATCATATTTACAACAATCTAATCAGTTGTTTGTAACTAGAATTTTAGGTCTTTCGGGTTATGACGCAGGTCCTTCTTGGTCAATCAAAACAGTTGCAAATGTTAACCCATCAACTATTGGTCCAATGTGTGAACCAGGTGCTACCGCATTTACTAATTGTGAGTTAGTTTGTACTGATTATAAAAATACAGAATTTACTTTTGATTTTACAGGTTGTACAAATTCACTATCTAGTATTGGTTTCATTAATACTTCAGCAATACCTAATGAATTATTAGCAAAATTAAATTTACCATTTGAACAATTTAACGGTAGTGTTAGTACATTAAGTGGTGAAATTAAAAATCAATTATTTGATATTATGGTGACACCATCAAAAGAAAATAGTTCAATTTCTTATTTTGGTGCAACACCTAATGAGTTCTATAGTGCAAATACCGCTAATGGTTATACCGCAAGAACAGACGTATTTGAAATTACTAATTTAATTTCAGATAATATTGATTATACCGATAGATTAAATGACGCATGGTATTACGCAATGTTTGACAATCTTGGTGGTTTTCAATATACAGGTTCATCGTTTTACACATATGTAACAGGTTTAACTTTAAATTCAAGTTTATCAAATTGTGCGTCTTTCTATAACTATAGTGTTAGTGGTCACGTAGCTAGTTTAGAAATAAATAATAATGGTTCAACATATTCTAATGGAACTAATGTTGCAACATCAGGTGGTACTGGTGTTGGATTAACTGTTAATATTAGTGTTGATGGTAGTGGTAATATTACGGGTTCAACAATTTACTCAGCAGGTACAGGTTACGAAGTTGGTGATACTGTAATTGTTACCGGTGGTGATGGAACTGCAACTTTAGATATTTTATCTATAACATCAACTGTTGGTAATATAAATTACAATACTAAGGAAATTTATGTTTATCTTCCTGATAACTTATTGATTTCACCAACACAAATAATTTCTTCATTTAGTGCTTGTACATCAAATGTTAAAATTGGTGCTGTAACACAAACAGGAGGAACAAGTTCAAATGATTTCTCAAATTGTTTAACTTATACATTAACATCTGAAGATGGTACAGTTACTAATAATTGGTTAGTATGTGTTACTAATGACGATGCTTGTAATCCGGCAACAACAGGAACTACAGGTTCATTTAATTCAGGTAATATCACTAATTGTTATAGTGGTACTGTAGTATCTAACTTGATTTATTTTGATGGTGAATCGTATTCTGAATACGATGACTTAGTTGTTACAACATTACGTTCAAGAGGTTTAGCAACTTATAATTCTGATGACGGTGCGGTATATGAAGTATCAGGTTTAACACAAGTTAAATTAGATATGTCAGGTGTTTATTCAGGTGTTACTAAAAACCCTTATTCAACATTTGTTATTAATGCAACAGGTAGAACAGGTACAAATTATTCATTTGAGACATCATTGAGTAATTCTGATTCAAAATATATTACAAAATTATTTGGTATGAGTAACTTCGGAAAAGACAGAACATCAGTTCCGTTATTTGTTGAAGAAAGATACCAAGCATTATTAAACTACGGATGGAGAAAAGGATTTATTAGAGGTTTAAGTCCTGATTTAGTTGCATTACCTGATGCTAGACAAGGTAATGACCCTTCATCAATTGGTTTCTATTTAGAAAAATATCAATCACCTGAATCACCTTGGGTTGTTTCTGAACTAAGAGGTAATAAGGTTTATAACCTTTTTAGATTTACAACAATTTCAGATGGTTATGCTGCTAACACAGAAGTTAAAATATCAATTGTAAATATTTCATTTGGTAATGGTACTTTCGATTTATTAGTAAGAGATTATTTTGATACGGATTCAGCACCTCAAGTTATTGAGAAATTCACTAACTGTTCAATGGACCCAAATCAAAACAATTACATCGCTAAAAAAATTGGTACTGCTGATGGTGAATACCAATTAAACTCAAAATATATTATGGTTGAGGTTAATGAAGAAGCACCAATAGATGCGTTACCTTGTGGTTTTGATGGTTATAATACTAGAACATACTCAGGAGGACGTTCACCATTCCCAATATTTAAAACTAAATACGATTATCCGGGTGAAGTAATCTACAACCCACCATTTGGTTTAGCATCAGGTGCTGACGATTCAATTAGAACTGCGGGTGATAATGTTAGAAGAACTTATTTAGGTATTTCTGATACTGTAGGTTATGATGTTGACTTTGTTAACTACAAAGGTAAACAATTACCGTTAGATATTTGTACTGCGGTTTCAGGTAACATTTGGGATACTAAAACTAAAGGATACCATATGGATAATAGAGCGTCAGGTATTACTATTAATAATACGTTCTACGTTAAAGAATTAGACCCACAAACTAATAAGTTTGTGATGTCAGCAATAACAAGTGCTACAACTAAGTTCTTTACAGGTAACGCTGAATTTAGTTCTGACCCTGTAAACGAATCTAACCCATATTACAGATTATACGCACGTAAATTCACATTAGTAGTTGCTGGTGGTTTTGATGGTTGGGATATCTATAGAGAGTCAAGAACTAATACCGATAGATACGCGTTAGGTAGAAGTGGTTACTTAAAAGGTGCTTGTCCTTCAGTTAAATATCCTACGGCTACAGGTTGGGGAGCGTTTAAACAAATCACAGTTGGTGACAATTCTCAAGATTGGGGTAATACTGATTATTACGCATATATGTTAGGTCAAAGAACATTCTCAAATCCTGAAGCGGTAAACATCAACGTATTCGCAACACCTGGTGTTGATTACGTTAACCATTCAGATGTTGTTGAGTATGCAATTGATATGATTGAAAATGATAGAGCGGATTCAATCTACATCTGTACAACACCTGATACTCAAATGTTCGCACCAACATACAGTCCTGATGATTTAATTTACCCACAAGAGGCGGTAGATAATTTAGAAGGAACAGGTATTGATTCTAACTACACTGCAACATACTACCCTTGGGTATTAACAAGAGATAGTGTTAATAATACACAAATCTATCTACCGGCAACGGCTGAGGTTACAAGAAACTTAGCATTAACAGATAACATTGCATTCCCTTGGTTCGCAGCTGCGGGTTACACGAGAGGTATTGTTAATTCAGTTAAAGCACGTAAGAAATTGACTCAAGAAGATAGAGATATTCTATACAAAGGTAGAATTAACCCTATCGCAACATTCTCTGACGTAGGTACAGTAATTTGGGGTAACAAAACTCTTCAAATTAGAGAATCAGCGTTAGATAGAATTAACGTAAGAAGATTGTTACTACAAGCTCGTAAGTTGATTTCAGCGGTTTCTGTGAGATTGTTGTTTGAACAAAACGACCAAAAAGTAAGACAAGATTTCTTAAATGCGGTTAACCCTATCTTGGATTCAATCAGAAGAGACAGAGGTCTTTATGATTTCCGAGTGACAGTTTCATCTGACTCGGCTGATTTAGATAGAAATCAAATGACAGGTAAGATTTATATTAAACCAACTAAATCTTTAGAGTTCATTGATATCACATTCTACATCACTCCAACAGGTGCGTCGTTTGAGAATATATAAAAAATAACTCAAAAATAAAAAGGGAGACAAGTTCTCCCTTTTTTTTATATAATAATATTTATTAGTATGAGTAATAGAAATTTAATAAAAAAAATTTTAAGAGAAGTTACCGAAGAAAGAAATTTAAGATTATACGCTTTAGATTGGGATGATAACATTTTAGGGATGCCAACTAAAATATATCTTAAAGACGATGAAGGTAATTCTATTGGTATGCCAACAGACCATTTTGCGGAATACAGACATTTAATAGGTAAAGAACCTTTTGAGTATGAAGATACTAACATTGTTGGATTTGATGATGACCCGTTTAGAGATTTCACACATCCTGAGACATTTTTAAGTGACACAATTAAAGCGGTTAAAAAAAATAGATTTTCCCCAAGTTTTGAGAAATTTAAAGAGACATTAATTTACGCTAACCCGTTTTCAATTATAACTGCAAGAGGTCATAGTCCTAAAGTTATAAAAAAAGGTGTTAAATTATTTATCAATATAGCGTTAACACCTCAAGAAAAACAAGAAATGATTAATAATGTCAAAGATGTTTTGGATTTCGAAGAGATTGGTGGGTTTTATAAAACAGGTGATTTAAATGATTCACAATTGATTGATGTGTATTTAGATGAAAAAGGTGAATACTATCCTGTGTCATCTAAAGAATTCGGTCAAAGATTTAAATTAGATTCAAGTAAAGGTGCGTCTAGTCCTGAACACAATAAAAAATTAGCATTATCTGATTTCTTAGAACAAGTTTATAACAAAGTAGGTAAACTTATTGACAGTGGAAAATATGGTTCAGTTTCATTAGGTTTCTCAGATGACGATGTTAGTAATGTTAGAAGTATGGTAAAACATATTGAGGATGAACTTTCAAAGATGTACCCTGAAATTCATTTTGTTGTTAAAGACACATCAGAAGGTGGTATGAAAAAAATTGTGATTAGTAGAATTAACGACAAAGCGGATTCCGAATCTTTACTAGAAAATTATATTATTAATAAAATAATT